GTTAGCCTGTGCATAAGTCTCCACAGAACTCGTTGGCCCCCACCAAACTACAGTGTTTGCAGCGGTCAGCGTAACGCCATGTGCGGCGGCTTGTGGTTGAATCACCAGCACTCTAGGGCTGTCTGTCTCTTGAAATTCTTTGAATATGCGCGTGCGGTCTCCTGCTTTTACTGCACCGCTAATTACATCAGTAGGTATGCCATCCGCTCGTAGCTTCTCTGTAAGCAAGTCTATTGTGTGTTTGAACGGTACAAATATCAGAACTTTCTTGCTTGACTCGTCTATTACTTCGCGCAACACCTTATATCGGTGCTTGGTATCAAACTCTATGGTCTCACCAGAATCGGTGTACACAGCGCCAGAACTAATTTGCAGTAGCTTGTTCATATTCACGGCGGCGGTAGCAGCGGTAACGTCCTCTCCAGCCGCTTGCATAATCATCTTCTCTTTCAATTCTTTGTAATACTTTTCTTGCTGGCGCGTTAACGGTATGTCGCGTGTGGTGTAGATCATGTCTGGCAGATCCAGACACTCATCTTTGGTGTAACGTATTGCTGGTTGCAGTGAGTTAAACACTGTCTCAGTGGCGTTGGGTTTAGGCACCCATTTGAAGTTGGTTACCTTATACATAACCATATCGCGGAAGGAACCAAAGAACCGTGGCACCCCTTTCGGATTAACAAGTTTGGCTAGCCCATAAGCGTCTACAGGACTTTGTGCAGCGGGTGTACCTGTCAACAACCATAACCATGTGTCTGTAGTAAGTAGTTTGTTAAGAGTTTTCCATCGCTTTGTTTGTGCGTTCTTATAGTGAGTTGCTTCGTCCACAATAATTAAGTCAAACCCACCGTTTGCGATGGCGTCAGCTACTATCTCCACACCGTCATAATTTATTACAACAAACTCTGCGTTACCTGCGATCACCGTAGTACGTTTTTTGGCCGAGCCGTAAGCAATATCCACTGTACGGTGCATGGCAAAGTCAAACAGATCCTTACGCCATGCCGAATCCATAATCGACAGAGGGCAAATAACCAGAACGCGGTTGATTTTGCCTTGGTTGAGTAGAAAGTCTGCCGCCCAGATGGCACTGGCGGTCTTACCTGTGCCTTGTTCGTTGAAACAAAATGCACGTTTGTTGAGTGTAAGAAACCCCGACGTAGTCTTTTGGTGGTCGAACGGTTCGTACTTACCCGTCCACTTGTACTTACCCTCAATGGGGGATGGCGCTTGTATGTTTAAGTTCTTGAGTACGTGTGTTTCATCCACACCCCAGTTAACCACCACTCTGTTTCCTGATAACTCCTTACTCTTGGGTATTACAGTGGTCACTTTTCCCGGGTTTCTAAGGCGTAATAGCAGTGCTTTGTTATCCACAACTTTCATTACGTACCTCTAACCTAGCCATTTGTACCATCGGGTTCCGTTCTTAACATCAATAAGGATGTAACGCTGCTTCACGTTGTAGACTGTCTGCACTGGCACATGAACTTCTTTCGCAACGATCCTAGATGGTACGTTCTTATCTAGCAGAGTAAGTATCTGCATTATCGCTGAGTCTTTTATTGGTTCCCTTCTGTCAGGCATTATTTTTGGTCGCGCGGGTTTCTCTTTTACATCCCATGCCTGTTGCGCTCTGATCGCTGCTAAAAAATTACTCATCATTTGGTCTCCTTATTAGTCCCGCCTGTGGTCATGTGCGGACGGGAACGCACTAGTGAGGTGGCGTACTAAGACCACCCTGACCTATTAGTCCCGCCTTCGACCACGCGGGCGGGGACGCGCTTACCACAAACCCAGTCAACAAAGGAGAAAACCAAGGTCTGTCGGTCTAAACAAGCCCGTCTCTCGGCCACACTGACGGGTAAGTGCTAAACAGGTAGGATATACCTTGGCCTTATCTTGTTCGCTTTGGCCTCTTGCCGTTACGACTTCTATTTTTGCTGGCGCTTTCTACACGGACGCCATCTTTGTTGCTCCCCCCTTTACTGAGCATCCTGTTATGGCTAACGTCTTTCCCCTCACGTTTGTCAGCCCTACCGTCCTTATTCGCATCACGCCCCGCCTTATCCATAGCGCGTCTAGCACGTTGCCGCTCCATACGAGCTTCATGTGCAGCACTGCCCACTGGTGGGTTCTTCTGCTTCTTGCGATCTGCTTTGTTCTTATACGGCATTAGTTCTTCCCGTTGTGTGGGCACTCTAGCACTGGGCACCATGCTTTACACAGGCCACTTGGGTTAGGGTTCCACGTATCGTTCTCAAAAGCTGTCTCCATATCGTTGTATTTATTCAACCACTTGGCCCACAACTTCGGCTCATCCCCAGTTGCGTAACGATCTCGTATTAAATCGTTACTCACTACAAACAGTAAACCAGCCCGAACAGTCTCTACTTCGGGGTAGTGCTTAAAGGTAGCCATCGCCATAAGTTCTAACTGTCCTTTGTCTGCGTATCTTGCCGACTTACCCGTCTTGTAGTCAATGACCCAAGCCAATTTATCTTCACTATTTAGTATCAGTAAGTCTGCGATACCACGAAACCACACGTTACGTGCGAAGAAACTGCACGCTTCTAGGTCTTCAGTCAGGCCCATCTTTATCTCGCACAGCTTCTCGCCCTTCTTAGCGTTCAGTGCGTCTAACATCTTCTGTGCATAGCTGAACCGTGGGTCTAATTCACCACCATCACGGATGTAAGTCTCAGCAGCTTCGTGAAAAGCTGTTCCATACAGTGTGGCAGTAGACTCCTTGAACGGGTACTGCTTGAGTATCTTTTCGTGATAGAACTGCTTAGGGCATTGTTCAAATGCCTTAATCTTGCTGAATGACCACGGTGCTATGCTCATCAACTATACGGTCTTTCATTTAATTCACGTAACTCAGTTATAAGTAGTGCCATGAGAGCGTGGTCGAATGTTATATCACTATTGTTTATGACTTCTTGTAAATATGTCGCATCGTTTATAACGACATCAGCGCTTTCGCATCGCACTATCTTTCGCTGCTCTTCCCGCTCATCGTAACTCATTATTCACAGTCTCCGTATGCTTTAGCCACACCACTCTCACAATCAAGTGGCAGTCCCTTCGCCCACTTGGGCACGTACTTCATACACTTCTCAATGTACTGCTTGGCTTCTTCAGCCTCATCTATAGGCACACACCCAATAACTGAGTCATGCACCGTCAGCACCGCACGATAGCGTCTAGCAATCAACAGCATCTGTTCAGCGATGATACATCGTGCAAGAGCTTGACAGGTGTTCTCTATCACCTTGCCACCGTAGATCCGCGTCCGACCTCGCCGTGTGTTGTAGGTGTACTCTATGCCCCGCTCACCTTGCTCACCCCGTAGATCGTCATAACGCATTAGTAGGTTAGAAGGTAGACGTATGGCGGAACGATCCCCCAATACTTCGACTACGCCCTCTTTACCAAACTCAAGTGTGTTACCACGCTCCATGTAAGCGATCATGTTCTGAGCCTCACGCCACAGGTGATTTATCTTCCAGTTGGCATCACGGTATATACTGATGATCCGTCGCGCTTCGTCAAGGGGTATGTAAGTTCCAAAAGATTCCAATTGTGCTTGAAACTTAACTGCACCCATGCCGTAGCCAGCCCCAAGTATTGTGGTCTTACCCACAAACCGCTGTTGCTTGTCCACTTGGTCTTCTGGTACGTCATAAATTCTTGCAGCCATCTTGACGTAGACATCCTCTTTCTTGCGGAACGCCTTAGTCAGATCATCTTGCCCCGCAAACCACGCCAGCACACGCGCCTCAATCTGCGATGAATCGCAGTCAATGAGTGTGTAGCCATCGGGTGCGGTGATACTTCGCTTCAACATCTTACCGTCAGGCCCACGGCTCGGTAGGTTCTGTAGGTTGATCTTGTCATCCCCACCCCACCGACCAGTGTGCGCTGCGTAGTACCTCACAGGAACCGGCAGAGTTCCGCGCCCCGCAATGTCTATGAATCGCTGAGTACGTGTCTCTTCTAACGTGCTCTTGTTACCTAGTCGTGCAGCTACCAACGCCTGTACTTCTGGGTTCTCATGCGCTCCAAGGCTCTTGAACGCTTCATCGGTCTTAGCGAATGCGTAGGCTTCTTTACCAGTGGTCATGCTGATCTTGGTAGGAGGTGTTACACCCTTGGAACGTAGCAGTTCTGCAAACTTCTCGTTGCTCATCAAGTCTTTCTTGTCAGTCACCCCTGCTTCTAATAACAAGTTATCCTTACGATCCTTAATATCTTTCAGGTGGCGAGACAACAAACACGAGTCCAAAACTAGTAATGGGTGTATGAACATACGCAGCGTGCAGTCTATGACCTTGAGTTCTTGTTTAGGAAAGCCCCGCGCCATAATGCCAAACAGCTTATAGGTAAGCTCAACATCGTTGATGCAGTAGTCTCCATAACGATCTAACTCATCATCGGTAAAGTCCTCACGGCGTTTGCCTTTGGCATTTAGTATCTCAGTTCCTTTCTCACCGACACCGTACCGTTCTGCAAGCGCCTTGAGACTTCCACCAACCTCGACCCCATGTACAGCGCGGCCAATACAAAGAGTGTCAGCCCAAACGCGAGGGTGAATATCAAAGAGCCAAGACAGTATAGCACCGTCGAACATAGTGTTATGAGCCAACACCATACTGTGTGCCCAATCGAACCCAGCGAAATACTCTTTAAGTTCTTCATGCGTCCCACTCGCCCACTCCGTTGGCCCGTTGTTAACCTTCACACCTACGCCGACTATCTCAAAACGAGGATCACGTATGTACTCTTCTGTGGTCAGCTTAGTTAGTGAGAAGTCCTTATCGTAGAAGGTTTCAAAGTCTAGAGTTATGAGATCCACTACTCTGGCTCCTCTACCTCAAGCACCTGTTGTATTTCACACCGCACAATCTTGGGCATCTCCAAGAAATTACCGTTACCATCTTCGGCGGCGAACCTAGCCTCTTCCTCGTTCTTGGCTTCGACCTGCACGCGCCTACGTATAGTTTCTTCCAGCGTGATGTTAAATTTTTTCATTCAACTCTCCAGTAACGCACTGTATTCGCCTCGCTATTTCTTCGTGAAATTAATTTGATCCCGCGTCGCCTAGCCACTGCAACGAAACGACTGCCTTCTTGTGAATACATTTGTCCCTTCTTGTTCGCTGTGTCCAAACAAAACTCAACACTGTCGCCAACTTCCATTGCGTTTAACGCCGCGTGAATTTCTACCGTCCTTCGCTGATGAGGCAACATTGTTGGGACGGGTATGCCTTTATCTATCTTCAACCCCATATCAACCCCCCAGCCGCTTGATCTCAGCGTCGATATAGAAGCGAATCTTCTTGGCATCACGTAGCTCGTTACTGTGTGATGACTCGCCATAACGGTAGGCAGCGCGAAATATCTCACCGACCTGTGCGTTCATGTTCTTATGCGAGATCAAGTCTTGCAGTTCCTTCGCCCCATCAGGTAACTCGTAATACCTAGCGGTACTACCGTCGCTTACTTGTGCGTTCTTTTCCAGCTTCCCTACCACTAGCGGTGTTGAGTGTGCCTGATCTATCACCAACGACTGTGTTGTAGTTACCTGTGGTTTTGGAATGTAGTTCTTGGATCTAACCATAGAAGGTGTTTTACAGAACTCTCGCTTAATTACCCAAGCATTTGAGTAACTACATTTTACCCAAGCAGCAGCTTCTTTCGCTGTCGCTTCGGGGTTCTTCTTAAAATACTTACGCAGCTTTGCCGCCTTAGTTCCATTCGCCATTTCGGTCTCCTTAAAAGTCAAGCTCAAGCTGCACTGGCGTTGCGCCAAGTAGCTCTGCTATGTCGTGCATGTTTTCTTCGTTTACAACGAACGCCATGCCATCGCTCGCTGTAATGTCTTTTAAGTTCTTCTCTTGTAGTGCGGTAGGTTTGTTGCCCCCTGCCTTGCACTCAATACCAAAGAACTTACCCCGATAGCACCCAACTATGTCGGGCACCCCGCTCTTACCGTACCCTCCCGTTACAGGGTAGAAGTAATATGCTTTAAGACTTCGTAGCTGACTTGCTACGACCTTTTTTACTTTCGCTTCCGGTGTCATTGCCACTCTTGATCTCCTTCAACAATTTTTCGATACGCAGTAACGCATCAAACATCTCATGCTGTAGGTCAAGCAACTTGTCTATGTCACTAGGCTCAAGTTCGATTGTTATACGCGCCACTATGCTTCTCCTTGGGAGCTGGTTTCGGAGTCAAAGACCCAGAAACTATCCTCGCCAGAACGCGCACCAACCCCGTCTATGTGATGAGTAGCGTTTGGCTCCAACAAAGCTAAGACCGCCAACTTGTCTGCCAACAACTTAGGCAATGTCTGCGAGCCATAGTAGGTGCCAGCTAAATGTGAGTCAACACATTCCATACCAATACACGTTACATACCATGTATCACTATCTAGGTCTGTCTTAACGTGGTAGACAATACCGTCCTGTGGTAGCTGTTTCCTACTTGTGTTTATCTTAACTATGTCGGGCATCATCCGCAGATAGTCGTGGTGTCCTAAATGATTCATGTTGCGTCGTCGCCTTCCAACACTACCAAGAACATGTTATCTGAATACTTCATGCCCGCGCCGCTGACGTACTCTTTCTTGTTCATCACATTCAACACTGACATCTTGGGGAGTAACTGCTGGAACAAAGCATCCCAATCATGTAGTCGCCTCGCCATCGTAGTCCGAACACTACCGCTGTATGCGGCATCTACGTCAACATTCATAACGTCCATACAGTCATAGTTATTTGTGTCTTTGGATACGTAGACAAACAATGGGAACTGCCCAGAGTTTTGTAGTTCTTCGTAAGCAGCTTTTTGCTGTATGTACTCATCTACATCCGCACGTAGTTCTTCGCCAACGTAGCGGTTGCCGTTGACTTCAGTGAGCAGATATTTGAAAACGGGAGCCTTGTCGTTCACAACCCCTATTCTTGTTAGCGCGTCTACAACCTCGCTAGACACCGCTTGCATCCGCTTTCTTCTTTCCAAAGCGTATTTATACGCTGGACGCCCTGCTAATTCGGCAACGTCCCATAGCTGTAAGTGCTTGGCTGCATTGCGTAGTGCAGTCTTGAAGTTCACACTCTCCGCAGCGTTGGGTTTCTTGTTGTTCGTAATGCGTCGAGACCACACACCGAACTTATCTCCCTCGCGGTATATGTTGCCCAAGAAAAACGGCTGACCCTTAGTGTGGATATGCAGTTTTGTGGTTAGGTGCAACCGCCCCTCATAAAGATCCGACACATAAAACTCTATGTTCCAGAGTTTATTGGCTACCTCTCGTGCGAATGATTGTACGCTCAGATCCACATCCTTTACGCCAACTTTGATGAAGCCATCATCTGGGCCTTCGTAAAACGCAGCGCCCTGCTCGTACTCTGTTCTAAAAGTATTCATGTCATTCCCCTTTCGTTTTTGTTACCAGCCCACACGCGGTGTTGATCCATGCGTTGTACGCTGCGCGTAGCTTTTTGATGTCATCCTGTTGGATCACTTGACGTACACCCCACTTGCCCATGAACACAGTCAGTAGTTGTACACGTAATTCGTTCTGTGGTTCCTTGAGTATCTTCTGCACGCTGGATGGGTTGAACGATACGTTGCTAGACCAACGGCTAGATGTCACAACGCGGTGATCGCGCAATATGCCAATGCACTCATGTACGTGCCGCCTGTCAGACGTATGTAACGTACCACCCACAGCCAATGCCCAGTCCCAAAACTCGTTGATGTATGGCTTAAGTTCTTTCTTGCGTTCCTTATCTACCTTGAACTTGGGGTTCACTGGTACGAACTCAGGGCTGATTAGCTCCCACTTGGTAGATACAAAATCAGTGGTCATGTACTCTCTTACAAAGTCTTGAGCCACAGTAATCCCGTCACGAACTATCTTTGTAGTCCTAGCAAACTTCAGATACTTCTGGTCATCCTCACGCTGAAAGTCATAAGTTGTTTTGTGGTGGGTGTAGTAGTTATTCCACCGTCGTTCATCGACTGACTTACTCTTAGGTAAGTAGTAGACCTTACCGGCTCCTATGTATTGCCTACCATTGGTCGCTTGAATCCAACTCATACCGTCTGGAAGAAACTCAGATAAGAACGTGTATCTACTATTGTGGCCGTGGTCACCCGTACCGTTGC